AAAAAAAATAGGTTATAGGGTTAGAATGGTAATATTACAGCAATCAGCATCGGAGCAAAGCATTAGGTTTATACCAAGAACTTCAACGTACGACGGTCTTTTTATAACGGATGACCAAACCAATACAGAGGTCCAGGTAACTATTGCAAGCAGCGTTCAAGGCGATTACTTTGATACCATTAACGCAACTTTTAGTATTTTAGAGAATCATTTTTACAACCTTGAAATCCGCAACGGAAACACGGTTGTTTATAAAGACAAAATATTTTGCACAAATCAAGCGGTAGATTCCTATTCAGTAAATGAAGGTAAATATACAAGCATACCGTCAAACAATGAATTCATAATTATATGAGTAAAGACGTACACATTTTAGAATTAGCAGCATACGAAGCGCCCGTCATTTCAGAAAACAAAAAAGACGATTTCGTCAGCTTCGGGGATGATAATAATTACTTTCAGTTTCTCATAGATTGCTACACAAATAGCACTACTCAAAATGCGATTGTAAACAATATTAACCGTTTAGTATATGGAAAGGGATTAAATGCAACAGATGCAAGCAAAAAGCCTAATGAGTACGCTGCAATGGTTTCTATGTTTAAAAAAGAAGATGTCAGAAACTTGGTAAGCGACTTGAAGCTTTTAGGTCAATGCGCGATGCAAGTTATTTACTCTAAAGACCGTAAAAAGATAGCCGCCGTTCATCACATGCCTGTGCAACTTTTACGAGCAGAAAAGTGCAACGATGAGGGCAAGATTGAGGCTTACTATTACTCGGATGACTGGACGGATACAAAGAACTACCAACCTAAAAGAATACCAGCTTTCGGATTTTCAAATGAAGATATCGAAATTTTTTATTGTAAGCCGTATTCCGTCGGCTTGAAATACTACGCTTTGCCAGATTATATCGGCGCACTACCATACTGCACGCTTGAGGAGTCAATAAGCGACTACTTAATTAACGAGGTTAACAATGGCTTTGCAAGTCGCGTAGTGGTAAACTTTAACAATGGGCAACCATCGGAGGAACAACAGCGAATGATTAAACACAAGGTTATGCAAGGCTTAACTGGCACGCAAGGAGAGAAGGTTATCGTATCATTTAACTCCAATGCAGAATCCAAGACAACCGTTGACGCGATGCCTGTAAACGATGCGCCTGACCTTTACTCAACGCTTGCAGAGGAATGCCTTAGAAAAATCATGTTAGGAAATAACGTAACGAGTCCGCTACTTTTTGGAATAGCAAGCGCAAATGGATTCAGTTCAAACGCCGATGAATTGCAGAACTCGTTTATTTTGTTTGACAATATGGTAATACGACCAATGCAAGACCTATTGATTGATGCCTTTGACGATATTTTAGCGTTCAATGGCATATCCTTAAACTTGTATTTTAAGACTCTTAAACCGCTTGAATTTACCGACTTGGATAATATTGTAAGCGATGAGCAGAAAGAGGAGGAGACAGGCTTAGAATTAAGCTCAGAGATAAATGAAAAGGATGCTAAGAACATACTTGACAACTTAGAGGGCGAAGTTATGGGCGAGGAATGGGAATTGATTGACGAGCGAGAGGTTGACGATGAAAACACGGAGCTTGAGGATTGGATAAAAGAAAACGACAAGAAAGGTAAAAGCACTTTACAAAAGTTTGCTGATGTTATTAAAAGTTTTCCAAGCCGAAGCAGTTACCTTGACAAATCAATTTACAAAGTAAGATACAAATACAGCGAAAAATACAGCAGCTCAAAGACGAGAGGTTTCTGCAAGAAAATGATGACAAGAACTAAGAACGGAGTTGTATATCGCTTAGAGGATATTGACAAGGCTTCAAGGCAAGGTGTAAACAAATCATTTGGGCATAAAGGGCAAGCTTACGATTTGTTTAAATTTAAGGGCGGTGTTAACTGTGGACATTTTTGGAGCGAGCAACTTTACCGATTGAAGAAAAAGAAAGACGGTACATATTATGAGGATAAGGCATTAAGTAGTTCGGCAGAGGTAAATGATATACCCAAAAGTTACAAGCCTTCGCCTTATGGAAATGCGAAATCTAAGATAGCTCCTAAGGACATGCCTAATAATGGTCACCACCCAAATTACAAAGGATAAGATATGGCAACAGCATTACTCATAACAAGAGATGACATTGTACGATTCACGCAAATGAACGGAAACCTTGACACGGATACTTTTATCCAGTATATCAAGATAAGTCAAGACATAGAAATCCAAGAAATGCTCGGCACGGATTTGCTTAAAAAGATTCAAGCGGATATTGTTGCAAGTAACTTGGTTGACCCTTACTTGACTCTATTAAACGATTACATAAAAGATTGCTTGATACATTTCGCTTATGCAAGATACTTGCCTAACGGAGCTTATACGATTTCAAACAAAGGAATCTACAAACACAACTCAGAGAATAGCGATACGGTATCAAAGGAAGAAATAGATTATTTGGAAGGGAAAGCAATGCAAACGGCTATGCATTACAAAGAGCGTTTTGTTCAGTATATGAATTTCCACCAAAGCGACTTCCCTGAATTTACAAGCAACAAAGACGGAGACGTTTTTCCGAGCGATGACATAAACTTCACTGGATGGGTAATGTAAGATATAAGGCAAAGAAGAAAGACATTGAGAAACTTAGAATTTATTTACAAAAATTAGAGAATGGCGGACATCAAGATAAGTCAGATAACGGCAAAAAGTAACAACCTTGCAAGCACGGATTTATTTGCTATAGCTGAAAGCGATGGTTCTGGAGGTTTTGCATCTAAGAAGATAACAGGAGCGCAACTTAAAGATAGTACGCTAAATGAGCAAACGGTTACAACTTACAACCTTGTTTTGACGGATGCCCATAAAACCGTTATTATTACAAACGGTAGCGCAATAGATTTGAAAATTCCTACTAATAGCGGAATAGCTTTTCCTATTGGAACACGAATAGAAATAATCCAAGGTGGCGCTGGTCAAATAACGGTTACACCAACATCAGGCGTAACGGTAAATTCAAGCGGCGGAAAGACGAAACTTGCAGCTCAGTACGCAGTAGCAACAATATTAAAAGTAGCAACGAATACATGGTATTTGTTTGGAGACATAACAACATAAAAAAATGGCGAATACAATAGAATACGGTCAAGGTGCAGTAAATAATAGCATAGGATGGGGACAAGGCGCTAAAGTAGGAGGTTCGTCTTTCATCAACACAAAGAGCATAGAACTTGACGGAATTGATAATTTTGTTGATTGCGGTACTACTTTAAAAAGTTGGATTGAAAGGTCTGATAAGTCGTTTTCTGCTTGGGTTAAAAACAATGGAAATACAACAAATTCACGAATTTTTAATGCTGCTTATTTAGATAGTGGTGCTGCTACAGGGTTTGCTCTTGGGCTTCAAAAAACCACTCAAAACAAACCATACTATTTTTTGAGACAATCAGATGGCACTTTATTATTTGAAGAGTTTGGCGATGTCTTAAATACCTCGGATTGGTATCATTTTGCAATTTCTATTGATGGTACTGCTAATGAGGCGTATATATATCAAAATGGTGTTCTAAAAGTAACCGTTGCAAATGTTGGTAACCCTGCGCAGGTTAGTGTTCAGGCTGCAAAAATCGGAAAGCATTGGGATTCAACAATTAATCAGTATTTTGATGGGTATGTTGACGAACTTGCTTTGTTCAATACTACGCTTACACAAAGCGACATAACCGCTATATATGGTTCGGGTGTTCCCTCTTCGCTTGCAGCATACAATCCATTCCTTTGGTATAGATGCGGAGATTCTGATACCGCTCCGACTCTAACTGACAATGGTTCGGGAGGTAACAACGGAACGATGACTAATTTCTCAACCTTTTCAACTGACGTACCTACATAAACACGAACGATATGAGCAATACAATTAATTGGGGAAAAATACACGGACTAAGTTATAGCCCCGAAACTAACTTAACAGGAACGGCAACTACTCCGTCTTTTAGTAATTTGAAATCCATATCTTTAGATGGAGTGGATGACTTTGTAAACATAGGCACAACAAGTTTAGGTATTACAACGGCAATAAGCGTTTCTGCTTGGGTTAAAATACCAACAACAAATACAGGTGGAGGTGGTGCAAATATTCAAATGATTTTAAATGAAGATTCCACAAGCGGAACTGCGCGAAATTGGGCTTTAAATTGGAGAGGCACAGGAACTAATAAGTGGCAATTTTGGGTATTCAACACAAGTGGCGCATTCGCAATGGTTCAAAGTAGCGGACTTACGCCAAACGATGGCAATTGGCATCATTTATTTGCAACTTATGACGGCACAACAAATACAGATGGTTTAAAATTATTTGTAGACGGCGCATCACCTTTTACCGCAACTGCATTAAGTACAGGAATTAGAAGCACATCATCGGCAGAAGCAACTATTGGTGCAACGTCAGGCAATACAGGTTTTAGATTTGAAGGAACGGTTGACGAGTTGGCGGTTTGGGATAGCGACCAATCTGCAAACGCATCAGCAATATACAATAGCGGTGTGCCTAACGACATCAGCAGTCTTTCTCCTCTTGGTTGGTGGAGATGCGGAGATTCTGATACCGCACCGACTCTAACTGACAATGGTTCGGGAGGTAATAACGGAACAATGAATAATTTCTCAACCTTTTCAACTGACGTACCAACATAAAAACGAATAAAAAATGAGTAAAAGAATAGCAGAAACATACGCAACAATAGACATAGCAGATTTAGGATTAATCGACTTTTCACAGATACACGAAACTTCAGCAGAAACGATTCGAAAAAGTATAGATGAAACTGAATTTATAATCAAGTACGATGCAGTACCTTCCTTTATAAGTGACGGAAGCGTAGAAATTTTACAAGCAATGAATCACGAAGAAGCATTGCAACTTATGGCTTCTGAAGAGTGGTCTGAACCTTTACCTGTAGAATAATGCATACTAAAGCACTTTCGGTTTTATACTTTGCCAGCGGATACTTTTCGTCTTTCGCTTTATTTACAACTGGTGTTTTTCACTTACGTTGCATTGGTATATTTATCGGAATTTACCTAACATACCAACTGGTTGAATACATAGAGCGATGAAATTACAATTACTTTTGCTACTAACTAAACTAAATAACTATTCTATGCAATTAATCGCAATTGTTAGCAGCTTCTTTTTGCCTATATCGGGCATTCTTATTTTAATCGGTGTTTCTGTAATTCTTGACACTTTAACTGGCGTTTGGAAATCTCGCAAGCTTGGTACTTCGATTACATCCAGAAAACTCAGCGCCGTAATTTCTAAGATTCTATTGTATGAGGTAACGGTCATGCTGTTTTACCTCATCGACTATTATATCTTAAATGACATTGTTCTGACATTCTTCAGCGTGGAGCTGCTAACAACTAAAATCCTTGCTTTGGTTTTGGTAAGTATCGAAGTAATTTCTTTGAATGAAAATATAAAGGCGGTAAAAAATGTTGATTTATGGACTGCGCTCAAGAACCTATTTGCAAGAGCCAAAGAAGTAACTCAGGACTTTAAAAACATTAATGAGAAAGATTGATAAAATTATAATCCACTGCACAGCTACGCCCTCTGGACGTCATCATGACGTAAATGACATAAGGCGGTGGCATTTGAAAAGAGGATTCAACGACATAGGATACCACTTCCTCGTGCATATTGACGGTACGGTTGAATACGGAAGACCATTAAAGAACTCAGGCGCCCATACATCTGGGCAGAACAGAAATTCAATAGGTATTGCATACGTCGGTGGAATGTCGAAGGATATGAGCAAGGCTATGGATACACGAACCAAAGAGCAAAAGGATGCCTTGGTTAAATTGATAAAGGAATTAATATACACCCACAACAAGGATATGCAGATTTTTGGTCATCGAGATTTCGCTAACAAGGCATGTCCGAGTTTTGATGCAAGGAAAGAATATGCGTTTTTATAGCCTTATTTGCGTTTTAACGCTGTTTAGTTGCTCAGCGAACTATCACTATAGGAAGGCTCTTAAAAAGGGCTTAGAACCTCTCGTTTCAAGTGATACTATTAGAATCGCAACAATTGATTCTATTCCAGTAGTAAAACACGATACGATTGTATATGAAAAATACTTCAGTAGCAAAGACACAATAGTACACTATCAAAACGTATTCGTGCCAAAAACACGATTGGAAACAAGAATAGAATACAAGATACACCGAGATACGATAAGAATGGAAACACGAGTAGAGGTACAGAAAGCAAAAGCAAGCAAGAAACCTAATTACATTTGGCTAATTATAGGACTTTGTATTGTAGGCGGTTTTCTGTATATCGCTGGCAAGCTCGTTAATAGATTTATATGAGTGAGAATAAACGTTATCGATTAACTCCTGAAGAGGCAGAAATAGTTTTTAAGTTTAGAGGCTTAAAGGCAGCATCTGAAGAGGCTGGAGTAGATATCGAAAGCGTTAAGCATGGATGGCTCAAAACAAAAGAGGCAAGTTTATTCTTTAAAAATCCATTACATAAAGACGATGCCGAGAATAAGTTAGAAGAACTCTGCAAAAAGCTGATTGAGGATATGCAAAAGTTTGCGCCTAAATATCCAACAATAAAACGCAGCGCAGAAAAAAAAGAATACTTGCTTGTAATTGACCCAGCAGATATACACATAGGCAAACTTGCAGATTCATTCGAAACAGGCGAAGACTATAACAACCAAATTGCCGTTAAACGTGTCAAAGAAGGCGTACAAGGCATTCTAAACAAAGCACAAGGTTTTCCTATAGATAAAATTTTATTCATCGGCGGAAACGATATTCTGCACATAGACACACCAAGCCGAACAACAACCGCTGGCACAAAACAGGACACAGACGGACAATGGTACAGCAACTTCCTAATCGCCAAGCAGCTCTATGTCGATATACTACTCCAATTGATTGCAATCGCTCCAGTACATTTTACTTTTAATCCAAGCAACCACGATACGATGTCGGGGTTTTTCCTATCCGAGGTAATGAAAACCTACTTCAAGCAAAACAAAGAAATCACTTTTGATTGTTCAATGAGGCATCGCAAAGCATACCGTTTCGGAAACAATCTTATTGGCACAACCCACGGCGATGGCGCAAAAAAACAAGACCTACCTTTGCTTATGGCAACAGAATTTCCAATTGAATGGGCAAAAACAAAGCATAGATACGTTTACACGCACCATGTGCATCACAAATTCTCAAAAGATTACATAGGAATAACTTGCGAATCGCTGCGCTCCCCATCTTCGAGCGACGGTTGGCATCACCGCAAGGGATATCAGCACGCCGCAAAGGCGGTTGAAGGCTTTATACACCATAAAGAGAACGGTCAAGTGGCAAGATTGACTCATTTATTCTAAGCAAATAAACTTTTTTTCTTGTTTTTTTTGTTTTGTATATCAAAATGATATATATTTGATATCATGAAACAGAAATTATTAAGAATACCGAAAGACCTTTTCAAGAAGATAGAGGCATCAGCAAAGAAAAATGCGAGGAGCGTAAACAAGGAGATTCAAGTTCTACTCGCTCAAGCAATTACAAAATCTAAAAACCAATAACAATGAAAAGAAAGGAAACCTTAGAGCTTCTCATAGAGATTGAGGAAGCAATCGAACACTTTGAAACAAGGATTGACAATGCCGAATGGTCGAATGCCTTTGGTGCTGGATTAGAATTTGACAGCATCAGAGAAAAAAACAAGCACAACATAATTATATACTATATGTGTATGCGCAGACTAAACGAAAGATTTATTAAACAACTTAACACTCTGAAATAATGAAAGACGGAATAAAAGATACGATTTACGGCATATTATATTTATGCACATTAGCAACCGTTTATTACTACACAATTTTAATATTCGGATAATGACAAAGAACAAAATAACCAAGAGGCTTCATGACATTAATACGTTCATGAGTACACCTGATAACGAAACCTACCTTGTAGGGAAAGACGAATACGGCAAAGAGTTCACGATGGTATTTAATACTATTGAGCTTCTAGAGTGGCTGGATAAAAAGTACATGAAGAAACAAGTAAAGGAATATATCAAAAACTTATAAGGATGGCACATAAAATAAACACAGAGGATTGGGATAACTT